AGGGTAAGACTACTGTACTGCAGGAAAGGAACCTCAATGACATTGCCAAGGCTGGTGGTATTCAGGCTGTGGTTAATGAAGATAACATGAACGCTATCAAACACTTACTAGAGGAAACACATTATGAACGGTAAATGGACACAAGAAAATTTTAATTTGCACGATGAAAAAAACCCAGATATATATGACCTGTTTGTTAAGTTCGCTCTACAGGTTGCAAGCCGTAGGTCGTATTACTCAGCCAAAAACATTTTCCACCGGATCAGGTGGGAGACTATGCTCGAAGAAAAACAAAAGCAATTCAAGGTAGATGATGGCTGGATTTCACATTACGCGAGGAAGTTTGTTAGTGAGTACCCCGAGCACAATGCTTTATTCAAGTTTCGCGAACGGGCTAACTCTTATCACAACGGAGAAGGAGGAAACACATTATGAGCATTGACAAAGCAACACCCGAGGATTGGGAGCGGTTAAGAAGAGACTTCCCTGCGGTAGCACCTTATGTAGATAAGTATGACATGGAGCCGCCGGTCGATAGCATGGTGAATTCGCCCAAGCATTACACCGCAGGGGATGTCGAGTGTATTGATGGTATAGAAGCATCGATGACACCGGAGGCGTTCAGGGGGTACTGCAAGGGAGCGTGCATGAAATACTTGTGGCGTTACGAGCGAAAGGCCAAGCCATTGGAGGACTTACACAAGGCCCAGTGGTACTTAAACAAGTTAATATCTAAGGTAGAGGTGTAGTTATTATGAGAATAGTGAGTGTTCGGGGGGTTAACATGGAGACATACCATCCCGAGTTTAGTCAGTGGATAGCTGATGCAGTGCAGCATTTGGACTTTGAATCACCAGCTGACTTTGATGAGGATGAGTGGGTGACCAAAGCGTTCGATGCGCTAGGGTGGTACTCAATGCCTGATTACTTCAGCTGCTTGGAGGTTGAATGGGATGAACATGAATCAATTAGAGATGGACTTATCCATAGTTAGTAACACACAGGTACTGATAGTGGTAGTCATCACACACATAGTCTGCCCTTTAGGGAGTATCCTAGGGCACTGCCTATAACAAGGAGTTAGGAGGGAATATGGATTTAATTACATTAGACTTTGAGTCTTATTACAGCAATGATTTTGGTTTTAAGACAATGACCACGGAGGAGTACGTCCGTGACCCACGTTTTGAGGTGATCGGCGTGGGTATAAAAGTGAACGATGGTGTTACTGAGTGGGCTAGTGGGGATCATGAAGAGCTGGCAGACTTCCTTGCTCAGTTCGATTGGGAGAACTCCATGGTGCTGGCACACAACACCAAGTTTGATGGGGCTATCCTCGCGTGGCACTTTGGTATAAATGCTAAGGTGTGGGCTGACACACTATCCATGGCTCGTTCCATACATGGCGTTGAGGCAGGGGGTAGTCTGAAAGCTCTGGCTGAACGCTACAATATTGGGGAGAAAGGTGATGAGGTGGTCAGGGCATTAGGCAAGCGGCGTACCGACTTCACTGCCGAGGAGCTAGCTGCCTATGGGGACTACTGTATCAATGACACAGAGATTTGCTATGAGCTGTTCATGCTTATGGGCCTTGGGTATCCCCGACAGGAGCTGAAGATCATTGATGCCACCCTACGGATGTTCCTTGAGCCTGTGTTTGAGCTTGACCTTATACGGCTAGAAGGACACTTGGCTTTTGTTAAGCAGCGCAAGGAGGAACTACTGCTGAGCGTGGGGGTAGATAAAAAACTGTTGATGAGCAATGCCAAGTTTGCGGAGCTACTACAGGCTGCAGGTGTGGCACCTCCTATGAAAACCAGTAAGACAACAGGTAAGCAGACCTTTGCCTTCGCCAAGTCTGATGAAGGGTTCAAGGCACTGCTAGCCCATGAGGATCTAGATGTACAGCTACTGGCTGAGGCCCGTGTTGGTAACAAGAGTACCCTAGAGGAATCGAGAACTGAGCGATTTATCGGCATTTCTAAGCGGGGTAAACTACCTATCCCTATAAGATATTATGGGGCGCATACCGGACGTTGGTCTGGTGAGGATAAGATAAACCTACAGAACCTACCAAGCCGAGGTAAAGACGGGAAGCAGTTGAAGAGTTGCATCGTTGCACCTGAGGGTTACAGCGTGCTTGACCCCGACTCATCTCAGATTGAAGCCCGAGTACTTGCATGGCTGGCAGGGCAGGACAACATAACTGAGGCTTTTGCAAACCACTTAGATGTCTACTCCATCATGGCTTCAAGTATTTACGACAAGCCCGTAGAAGATGTTATTGGCAGTGAAAGATTTATCGGCAAGCAAACTGTGCTTGGCTGTGGGTATGGTATGGGAGCAGAGAGGTTTAAAGAACAACTGGCTTCAATGGGCGTGTATCTTGAAGCCGCAGAGTGTCGAAGGATCATAGACGTTTACCGAAAAGCTAATGACAAGGTTAAAAACCTGTGGCGAGAAGCGAGTAATATGTTGGCTAATATGATCAACGAGGCACCTAGTACCTTAGGTCGGGAAGGTGTACTAACCATACACCCAAAGCTCTATGCTATTGAACTACCATCTAAACTATTTATGCGGTACGATGATCTACAGTACACGGATACTGAGTTTGGGCCACAGTACAGCTATAAAACCCGTAGAGGCAGAACGAAAATCTATGGGGGCAAGGTAGTAGAGAATGTCTGCCAAGCAATAGCTCGATGCATAATTGCTGAACAGATGTTACGTATCAACAAGCGGTATCCCGTGAAGATGACAGTGCATGACTCACTACCGTTAGTTGTTCCTGACTCTGAGATTTATGAAGCAGGTGTGTTCGTGGCAGAACAGATGCGCTGGACTCCAGATTGGGCTGAAGGCTTAACGCTGGACTGTGAGATAAATGTTGGCAAGTCTTATGGAGAAGTAACAGAATGGAAGCCATAACCGTAGGGGTAGACACAGAAGCCCTGCTAAGCAAGGAGATGACCACTTGCTTTGTTACGGCACTACAGGCACGTCCCTACGACTTCACCTTTCCTAATTCAGGTAGAGGGGTTCTGACTGACGGTCAAACTGGATACGCTATTGATGTGAACCATGGACACCTTGTGGCCCCCTATAGGCTTACTTTTACTTGCGAGGATGAGAAAAACTTAGCTTCCGCTATTAATGATTTTAAGATTAATCATATGCGGGAGAAGTTCAACAGGGCTTTAATGAGGTCTTGAGATAACCTTTAACGGATGCAACTTTAACATGAGCAAACCTGCGTGGTCGTACAGTAGAATCAAAGCATTTGAAACATGCCCGAAACAGTTCTACCATTTGAAAGTGGTTAAAGACTATACAGAGCCTGAAACAGATGCGATGAGCTACGGAACAGCGTTTCACACCGCCGCTGAAGAGTACATTCGTGATAACAAACCACTGGAGAATAGGTTTTTATACGCTAAACCTGCGCTAGATTCGCTCAATGCCCGTAAGGGGGACAAGCTATGTGAACTTCGTATGGGGTTGACCGAGAGCTTAGAACCCTGCGACTTCTTCGCCAAGGATGTGTGGTGGCGTGGGGTAATTGACCTAGCTATCCTTAATGGGGAGGTGGCAGATGTTCTCGACTATAAGACCAGCAAGTCTGCACGGTATGCGGATACAGGGCAGTTAGAGCTTATGGCCCTTGCTCTGTTTAAGCACTACCCTGAGATACAGAACGTCCGAGCAGGTTTAGTGTTTGTAGTATCTAGAGACTTCGTTAAAGCTGCATACTCCCGCAAGGATGATGAGATGCGTCTTTGGGGCAAATGGGTTAAGAAGTATAACCGGATGCAAGCAGCATTCGACACCGACACATGGAACTCACAACCTAGCGGGTTATGCCGCAGACACTGTCTAGTTACATCGTGTGTACATAACGGGAATAAATAATATGACATCAGTTACAAGAGCACAAATCGTGGAGTGGTTTAAAGAAGCAGGGGCATACGATAGAGCCAGTGACTTTATAGGAAATCTGGGGGAAATACTTAAACGAGAAGCCCCTGAATTCCACGCTGGGGTTGGTAGGGTGGCTAAGGCTGAGCACCTTCGTGTGCAAGCAGAGAAGGAGTAGATTGTTATGGCGTACACAAAGTCACCAAGACCCTATAAACATGAATACCAGAAGCAGAAAGAGCGGGGCGAACATGAAGGTCGTATGGAACGCCAACGCGCTAGAAGGGCTATGGATGCTAAGGGTATAGACCGCACAGGCAAAGATATAAGTCACACGAAGATGATAAGCAAAGGTGGCACGAACAAAGATGGGGTAAAACTGGAAACCCCCAGCAAAAATCGTAGCCGTAATGGGCATTCACCCGCTAAGAAAGCACCAAAAAAGAAATAACACTAGGAGTGTACATTGGAGATTGTCGATAACAAAGCATTGCTTTTGCGACTTCGCGACCCTAAAACAGTCGTAAACATTATCCCAAAGAGTAAGCAGGTAGGAGAACATGGGGTTGTTGTGCATTGGGGTATGGAAGAAGTCCAAGTCCTGAACAACTTAGGTATAGATGCCCCATCCCCCATAGAAGGTCAGTACCTGTGGCCGGGGATGTTCCCACCATTTCAACACCAGCGGCACACTGCTGCGTTCCTCACCAAGAATACACGCGCATTCTGTTTTTCGGAGCAGGGTACTGGCAAGACTGCTAGTGCTATATGGGCCTCTGACTTCTTACTAAACCGAGGAATAATCAAGCGGGTCTTAGTTGTATGCCCCCTATCTATCATGGATTCTGCATGGCGTGATGATCTTTTCAGTTGTGCCATGCACCGTACTGTGGATGTTGCCTATGGGTCAGCCGCTAAACGCCGAGATATTATAGGGAATGGGGCAGACTACGTAGTCATCAACTATGACGGGGTTGAGATCGTCATGGACGCTATAAAAAACGGAGGGTTTGATCTTATTATCGTTGATGAGGCCACTCACTATAAGAACACACAGACTAAGCGTTGGAAAATGCTTAACGCCCTAGTGACCCCCACTACATGGCTGTGGATGATGACAGGTACACCAGCTGCACAAAGCCCTGCAGATGCATACGGCCTAGCTAAATTGGTTAACCCTAGCGGAGTGCCACGGTTTGCGGGGGCTTTCCGAGACAAAGTTATGTACAAAGTAACTGCATTTCGGTGGGTACCTAAGCCAGATTCTGCGGATACCGTCCACAAAGCATTGCAACCTGCGATACGGTACACGAAAGATGAATGCCTTGATCTCCCTGAGATGGTGTATGTCAATAGAGAAGTTGTACTTACCCCCCAACAGCAGAAATACTATAAAGAGCTGAAGAATAACATGCATACCTCAGCGGCAGGGGAAGACATCACAGCAGTTAATGCTGCCATTGTCATGAACAAACTACTGCAGATAGCAGGTGGGGCAGTGTATACGGATAGTGGGGAGGCTTTGGAGTTTGATATACGCAATAGGTACAAAGTATTGCGAGAAGTTATTGACGAAGCTGCAAAAAAGGTTATTGTATTTGTCCCCTTCAAGCACGCCATCGACCTACTCACTGATAGGCTACGCGAGGATGGGATAACCACAGAAGTTATTAGGGGAGATGTTACCCTCCCTAAACGGACAGATAGGTTCAAGCGTTTCCAAATAGAAACCGATCCGAGGGTGCTGGTAATTCAGCCCCAATCAGCTGCACATGGAGTCACTTTGACCGCAGCGGATACCATAGTTTGGTGGGGGCCAGTCAGCTCACTAGAGACTTACCTACAGGCTAATGCCCGTATCCACAGGGCTGGGCAAACACATAAGTGTACAGTCGTGCAGCTGCAGGGTAGCCCTGTTGAGCGCCATATATACGCAATGCTTGACAATAGAATAGACATCCACACAAAGATGATAGATTTATATAATAAAATACTTGACTAGGTGGAACAAAACAAATATCGTGTACTATATAGCAACTAAGGAGGGCTATAATATGACAAATAAGACTGCAGGGACTGGAAGTTCTCAGATAGCTACGCTGACCAAGGTGTATCTTAAAATAAAGGACGCCCGAGCTGAACTGGCTACTGAGTTTAAAAATGCTGACAAAGCTCTAGAAGAAAAACAGGAAAAACTAAAGCGTGCCCTACTATCCTACTGCAAAGACGAAGGGTTGGAAAGTGTGCGTACCGCAGAGGGGTTGTTCTACCGCAGTGTTAAGACCCGCTACTGGGCTAAGGATTGGGAATCCATTTACAAATATGTTCGCGATAATGATATGCCTGAACTGTTTGAAAAGCGGCTATCCCAAGGCGTGTTGAAAAATTTGGCTGAGTCAGATGAACTCCCTATGGGGGTCAACATAGACTCTGAATATGTACTAACAGTAAGGAAAAAGTAATGCAATCAGAAAATTTAGTCCCAATCAACAATGTATCCGAGAAACTTGGAGTGTCTGTTCAAGCGGTACGCGGGTGGGTACGTCGAGGAGCTATACCCGCAGGTACTTATATCAAGGTAGGGAACACGTATAGGTTTGATTTAAAAGCTATTGTCTCTCTGATGATGGATAGACAGCAAGCCCAAGAGTCAGAACCCAAGGAAGTTGTTCAGGAGCAGGAACCCCAGAACAAGTTTACCAGTGTAGAAGATAATTTAGATATTGACCTTTAAGCCTAGGAGAGAAGAATGAGCAACATAACTTTGTTTGAGAACAACCCGCTAGCTAACAGTGATTTGTTTAAGCAGTTACTGCAGGCAGATAAGAACCTTATTGGCGCTGAGGGCGGTGGTACACGCCGTATAAGTTTTAAAGGTATGAAGTTCCGAAAAATGCAAGGTGGTGAGCAGTTAGCAGTAAGTAACAATGACACCCTGAATGTTGTTATTCTTGATGTTGCCCCCCTCTCCCGTACCTACTACGCTGGAGAATACGATGCCGAGGCTACTGCAGGGCCGAAATGCTGGTCATCTAGTGTAGAGAGCAACCTACCTAGTCCTGACGTTCCCGCCGATCAGCGTATGTCCACAAGCTGCAAAGACTGTGCAATGAATGTTAGGGGTTCTGGGCAGGGCGATTCACGGGCATGTAGGTTTAACCAGAAGCTAGCTGTCGCCATTGAAGAGGAAGGGTTGGACAAGGTGTGGAGTATGCAGATACCTGCGGCTAGTATTTTTGGTGAAGCAAAAGGACGCAACATGCCTTTGAAAGCATATGCTAGATACCTACACAACCACGAAGCGCCATCTATTGCGGTAGTAACTCAGCTTAAATTCGATGAGAACAGCAGTGTCCCGAAGCTGTATTTTAACGCAACTCGACCCTTAACAGCTGAGGAACTTGAGACTGCGTTGGAACTAAAAGACTCTTCCGAGGCACGTACTGCGGTCACTATGTCATTTAGTTCAGCACAACAAGAAGTAGTTACGAGTAAGCCAGCAGCCCCTCGCGCTGCTAGAGTAGAAGCAGAAGTGGAAGTAGCAGCGGTAGTAGAAGTAGTAGAAGTGGAAGAAGTAGAAGAAGTAAAAGAACCAACTAAGGTTGCCTCTAAAAAAGCAACCCCTCCTGAAGTAAAAAGCGATGATCTGGGAAGCATCATCGACGATTGGGACGATTAAAACCCCCAATACGACCCATAGCTAGGTCTCTTTGACTGAACGGGGTGCATATGCACCCCTGCTATGCCGACTTTAGCTTTCAGGTATCCTACATGAACACAAAAGATTTTCTAAAAAAAGTAGTGGGGGACGGGGCATGGTATTGTGCGTTAGCAATCCACCCAAACGGAAAGGTTATACAGAAGCTATACCCAAGCATTGATGAAGTTGTAACAGCAGCTACTGCCTTTGAAGAGCAGGGCTTCAATGCCTTCTTTGGAACAGCTACGTACAAGACCCCAGATAATCGAACTACGCCCAACACCGACAAGCTACGGTCTTTTTTCTTAGATATAGATTGTGGGCCTAGCTATACATATACAACCCAAGCACAGGGCATAAAAGCCCTACGTGATTTCTGCATTGCAACCTCTATGCCTCGCCCTCTAATCGTCAATTCTGGCAGGGGGCTACATGTATATTGGCTACTAACTGAGCAGGTACCAACTGCTGATTGGATGCGGGTAGCAGCTAAGTTTAAAAAAGTGTGTCAGATACAAGAACTAGCCATCGACTTCGCAGTACCTGCAGACCCAGCGAGAGTCTTGCGTGTACCTAACACATCTAACTTTAAGGCTACACCCAAGCTACCCGTAGAAATAATAGACAAAGCCTTTCCAGAGCCTATATCCCTAGAAGATTTCGAGGCGTTCTTGGGAGATGTAGATGTCCCTGAGGGGCTAGGATTCGCTACACTGCCTGTAGAAAGTGGAGTTGCCAACGCTACCATGCAGGCTCTTATAGGGAGCAGTCGCAATAACTTCAAAGAGATTGTGCAGAAATCATTACGAGGTACTGGCTGCGAACAGCTAAAGATAATCATCTCTGATCAGCCAGCCTGTTCAGAACCTTTGTGGCGTGCAGGATTGTCTATTGCTAAGTTTTGCGACGATCCCGACAAGGGCATACATAACATATCTAAACGCCACCCTGAGTACTCATTTGAGGCTACTGAGCGTAAGGCATCAGAGATTAAAGGGCCATATACTTGCGCGGTGTTCAACGACAACAGCCCCGACATATGCAAAGACTGCCCCCACTGGAACAAAATAACATCTCCTATACAACTTGGTAAGTATATAGCTGAGGCTTCCCCAGAAGATAATATAGTAGAAGCTGTAGACGTACATGCTCCCGAAGGCCCAAGCATAACCTATGAAATCCCTGTCTACCCTAAACCGTATTTCCGTGGGGTGGGAGGAGGCGTGTTTATACGCAAGAAGAAATCGATTGCAGACATGGACAACGATGAAGATGGGGATAACTACGAGGACGTGTCTATATACCATAACGACTTATACGTTGTTAAGCGTTTGAAAGATGTAGAGGCTGGGGAGTGTGTAGTCATGCGTCTACATTTGCCTAGGGATGGGGTACAGGAGTTCATGCTCCCCCTAGCTTCAGTGACTTCTAAAGAGGAACTTCGCAAAGAATTATCAAAGCAGGGGGTAGCAGTAGTCAAGATGGACGCCCTGCTCCAATACATAACAACATGGATCAATCAACTACAGGTAACAACAATGGCTGAGAACGCACATCGCATGTTTGGTTGGGTGGGTACAGATTTTAATCAGTTTATTTCAGGGCCATTTGATATTCGCCCCGACAAGGTGCTAGTTAACCATGCATCTTCAGCAACAGCAGGGGTGATGGATTATCTAAGACCTAGGGGTACCATGGAGAAGTGGAAGGAGGCAATAGCTTTCTACGACAAACCCGGTTTCGAGATGCATCAATTCGTAGTGTGCCGTGCTCTCGGGTCGCTTTTGATGGCTATGACAACCTACCACGGCAGTAATCTGCACATGTACAGTAAAGACTCTGGGCATGGCAAAACAACATCTGCATATGCAGGGCTATCCTTTTACGGTGACCCTGTGGGGCTTACCACCCACCAGAAAGACACTATGGCCTCACGTATGAACCGTGCTGAGGTATACCACAACCTTATGCTTCTCATGGATGAAGTAACTAACGCAGAGGGTAAAGAGCTTAGTGACCTGAACTATCAGATCACAGATGGCAAGCAGCGCAACAGGATGACGGGCACTAACAACACTGAGCGGCACCGCGCTGCTCCGTGGAAACTCTTATCAGTGACTACGGGCAACACCAGCATAATGGAACGTATCCGTATGTATAAGACTGACCCTAAGGCCGAGGCGCAACGTAACCTTGAGTGCGAAGTACCTAAACTGTTTGATGTTAAAAACAACGCCGAGCACAAACAGATCACAGATGCGTTCAATAGACTATTAGCAGAAAACTACGGTCATGGGATTATTCCGTTCATACAACATGTAATGAAAGACCCTAACAGGGTACAGCGTATGATCGAACAAGTTATGCGTAGGGTTGATACCAGTGCTGGGCTAGGCCCAGAGAATCGGTTTTGGTCTGTGGACGTAACAGTTACGTTGGTTGGAGGTTTGGTTGCACAGGAAATTGGCCTTATCCCCTATAACATGAAGGCTCTGTACAAATATGCCATAGACCTTATACGGGAGAACCGCCGCACAACGCTGGCTATGGGGAGCACTACTCAAGAAACCCTCAATGAGTTTATCTACGAGCATATGGCGAACATGTTACAGCTACCAAGCACGGTTGATTTGCGTAATGGTACTGATCAGTTAGTGGTACCCAACATGGTGCCAAAAGGTGCCCTTGTTATTCGATACGAAACAGACCGCAAACGGGCCTATATAATTGCCAAGAACCTGCATACATGGTGTGGCAAGCAGCAAATAAACTATAACTCTTACGTGAAAGACTTAATCAAAACTATGGGTGGTAAGCGAGAGAAAATACGGCTGAGTAAGGGTACTGCGTTGTCCCTGCCTCCTACCAATGTTATATCCGTAGATTGTGACATACCTACACAGGCTGAAGAGAGTGCTTCGGACGAATGAAATGAACCCCGATGGGGTGTTGATCAGGGTAAACCTAGATTTTATGTGTGTTGGGGCGTCTTTTTTCGTCCCTTGCCTAGACATACAGTTGGCTAAACGTCAAGCATTAGATATCGGTAGGCAGGCAGGATACACTTTTTTAGCAAAAGCGCGGATAGAAGGGGGTATGCAGGGTATTCGTGTTTGGCGAAAGCTATGATACAATCCTTTCGACAGTCCTCCTACTGTCACTCCAGTGTACTACCCCCCTCTTCTGAGGGGGTTTTATAAGTTAATACCCATCGTAAGTATATTCTTCTAGGTAAGTACGCATCATAGGACTTAGCAGTACCCCGTTGTGCATAGCCTTAGTGGTTGCCTCATTAGCCTTCAAAGACCTTTCAAGTGTTTCGGGGGATATCGCAGCTTTAGGGTTTTTCCTATTCCGCATATTGAATCTTAATATATCCAAACGTATTTCCCTCATTTCTGCAAAGTCTCCCACTCGCTTAGCAATGTAGTGTTTCTTCAGCAAAGCCCTACGTTGTTCTATCACAGCATTGTCTATACGTTTAAGCCCTCTATTTTCCTCTTGGCGTCGGTTGTATTCTAGTGGGGCGAAGCCAATAAATTGAGCAACGAGTTCTCCGCTAGTGACATCGTCATAGATAGGGTCACCTCGACGGGTTCCAATCTCGCCTTCAGATGCATATCTCCCTACTTTAAGAACATTACGAAACGCAGCAGGTACCATAGCTTCTACACCACGGTAGTACTCCCCATCCCAAACCATACCTGCACCACGGGCGGCAGATAGTGCGACACTTGCTGCTGGCCCCAAAAGCAATCCTACGGCTATCTCTTCTATTGACTTGTTCGCTGTATAGGGATTATCCCGCAGAATTAGATCAGCTAGGCCAATACGTGTTGACAGGTCGGCACCAGTTAACATAGATGGGAGTCCCTTAAAGACAGCCTCGCCAATATAGTTACGGGTTATTTCGTCAGCATCTTGTTCATCATCATCTGCATATAGATCATACGCCATAGAAGCAAGGCCATACAAAGTTGTACCCTGCACCCCAGCAAAAAATGCAGAGGATAATGTAATACCCGCAAGCTGCTTACGCACGATTGATTTTTCTTCTGCGGTAAGTGATTTATCCCCATTAAGAGCTTGGAACAAAAGTTTGAATTGCAGCGCGTACATCTTAAAGCCGAACGGTTTAAACATCATTGCGATACGCCCAAGACCTTTTTGTCCAGCAGGCAATGAGGTGGCGAGAGAGGCTCCCCCGTTCATTTCAGTGGCATTGTCTATGGCAAACCTACTAGCAGCTTCTTGTATGCTTTGTTTCTCAGCAGCGTTTAACTTCCCACCTTTGGCAGCTTCAGCTTTCTTAATTTGGGCAGCTAACTGCAAATTATATGAGGATACTATAGCTACCTGTCGGTTATACCGCTCAGTGTGGTGGTGCATAAAAGCAGAGTATTCTGCTACTGTGTCAAACATGGATTTCTCAACTCCCCCACTTTCAAGCCCTAATGTATCGTAGGCTAGGGATCGGTTAAGTTGAGCCTCTTTAGATGCTAACTGCACAAGAGGCTGCATATCTAGAAGGGTTTCGTATTTAGTTTTTTGGTCTGGTTGTTTTAAATCTAGCCCCAAATCTGCAGCATCCCGAAGAATTAACTCACCTTCAAAATTCCTTTCATAGTAGTTGTCTATAGAAGGCATAGCTTTAGCTGTAACCTGCACCCCCGGTACATTTGTGTCTATCGTTCTAATAAGACCGCTACTTGTTACGAGGGCCGAAGCAGTCATCAAACTCTTCGCTGCTTTAACTACCCCAAACCTACCGTATAAGTAAGACCACATAACAATAGGTATTTGACCCAAGTTGACAAGGCTAGATGAGGGATTAAACCCGATAGTGCCTATAAATCCTAGCCGGTTAACACTGCGTGCAAATTCATCCTTCGGTGGGTTACGGGCAAATTTAAGGCGCTCAACAACACTGTTAAGTATTTGTTTTTTGGTTTCGTTTGGCGCTACCTTCCTAGCGTCTTCCATGGACTTTTGGATTTTAGCTAGCTTTGCACCGTACCGCATACGCTCAGTCTGTACAGCTAAACTGTACCCCCTAGTTTGGAGGCCAAGGAGTAAGTTCTCACTAGCCCCTCGATAACCCATACGTTTCTGCAGGGACTTAGCTAGCGAAGTTTCAGGCATAGCATCTACCATTAACCGCATGAAGTCGTTCGTAACTTCTGGATCTACCTTAGCATCAGTAAGAAGTTGCAGGGTCTGTCCCATAATCGAGTCACTAGGGGCGTTTGAATAGTCGATGCCATTGGATACAGTATCATATATATTTATAGAATCAGGGTTAACATCCGCAGCGTACTCTTCAGTCTTTAAAGTTTTTACAAACCTATCCCGTTCAGCTCTAGATTGAAATGCTTGGTATGCCTGCTCCCCATCAGAGCTTGTCCAATCTATCCAAAAGTCCCCCTGCCTAGGCAAAGGAAAGTAAGGTTTTATAGAGTTTTCAGATAGGTGTGCAAGTATCTGTTTTTTAAGGCTTGTTCGTGCAGGGCCATCAGGTACCTGTGAATCTATTCCTTCAAAAATAGCAGTTTCAAGGCTCTTTACTTGAGTTATATACGAAGCCTCTATATCCCTATACATTTTCCTACCGTCTGGCCCAAGTTCCTTGGCCTCGTACATGGCTTTAATTTTGTACCACTCATCCATCTTACGGTAGCTTGGCTCAGGTTCATACTTTCCACTTTCTGGGCCTACTGCCTCACCAATACCATATTTAGCGATAGCTTCACGCTCAGTCAGCGTTGGGTCTAAACCCGCCATAGTAGCTTCTGTCGCTAGTTTATTAAGCAGTTTAGTGCGTTCAGGCCCGACTTTATTGTTCCAATCAGCAAGATATTTTGCTGTAGCTTCCACACGTTCCGCAGCTAAGTATGTAGCCCCGTCCATGTTTTTCATTTCAATAAAGGCAGCGTCAGTACCCTCAACCCCGTAGAATTTTGCGACATCTGTGAGGTCTTGCATATCTATGAATTGTAAACTAAGGCTTTTAGAGCTATTCCATATACCCGAAAACACATCTCTAACTTTATCAACGAACTTTGTCCTAAAGCCTTCATTTTCTGCAGCAACAGCAAATTTGTCCATTACCCTAGCCGCAGCCCCGTTCACAACGGATACTGTTAGGGGGTAGCCTGAGACACTTGGCCCCTGTAAGAGCTTTCCATTGTATTCAACAGCAGGTGCGAGTATTGCATCTATCCACGCTTCAGCACGGTCTACGACATTCACAGAATCTTTCGGAGTTCCTGCTACAAAGACATACTGCACTTTAGCCTTGTTCAGTAATCCTCTTATCCAGTTGCCCATGATGTTTAGAAACTGTCGTAACGAACTTATAGGCTGTCCACTGATAAACGTATTAGCCATCTCTTTTCGTAAGGCTTTGTTACTCTTTATTTCTGCTACGAACTCATACACGTCTTTCCCAGCGTAGGCATCGCCCAATATTGGGACTAACTTATTATAAAGCGCCCGTAGTTGCCGTGTTTGCTTTATGTTTGGGTTACGTAGGTTGGCTACCGTAGCAGCGTGTGTCATTTCATGTAGTAAGGTATGGGCATCAAACCCTGCATCTTCGTTTAAAAAGATACTACCTCGCATAGTCTCTTTAATGCCTGCCCACACCTTTTCAGAAAGATGCTTTGGTTTGACAACATCAGGGGGGTAGTACTCACCAAGGATTCTAGTACCCGGCTCGTAGTTACCTGATATGAAGTCCATCTGCTGGTTGTCAGCAATTCTAACCTTTGTTGCCCCTGTAAAAGGAATATACGCTTCGGCAAGACCCCGTATGAAAGAACTAGGGCTTGTTCTAGCCAATAGCTTTAGGGCTTGTTCTAGTTTATTTGCTCGTAGTGCAGCTATTACTGAGGGGTGGAGGGGTTCATAAAGTGCCTTTTTAGCCTCTGCTGATTCTTTCCCTTGCTTCATGGGGTAGCCGTCTAGCGAATCGAACAGATCCTCCATAGCATCTAGAACCTTTAGATCTTCTGCAGAAGCACGTATCTTATCAGATGCCTCTTCAGCTGCGGCAGCGTCACTCACATCATCGGTTATATTACCAGAACCAGCCGCAGCCGCTACGAGTTGTCCATCTTCTATAAACCCATCTACAGTATCAACAGCATCTCTAGCGGAATCTTGGTCAGAGCTGTACGAGCTAAGAAAACGCTTACCCCTCTCTTGCCGCGCCTTTAGGTTATTTTTTATTGAGGCTAATTTTTTGTTAGTTTCCTCAGACAGGTTCTCCTCTGCCCATTTGAGCGCAGCTTTTGCTTGGGGTTTACCTGTACCCTTAAAGTAAGCAGCTTCTACTTCAGGTATACCCGCTTTAGCTTGGTACTGTTTACCTCCATATAACGAATCATGCACAGCCAAGATAAGCCCGTCGATGGGCCGCTTGTGCTTAGATAGGTACACAGCAGCTTGTTTTTCGTTTTCTTTGGCTTCTTTGTTTTCTTTGGTCTCTTTTCCCTTTTTGCCTTTCTTCTTTCCTTGAGGTTTTTTCGTGTCTGTACCCAACAGCCTAGCGTTTACTTTGCGGTAGTCTTCAGCAGTTGCAGGGTCTTTACTAGCCAAGGAAGTGAGGGGTAATTCCCCTTCGTACATTAGTGTTTGGTTAAACTGTACTTTTTCTTGCGTGCGCGTTAGTGCCTCTTTAGCCTCTTTCAACTCCTGTGGGGTGGCACTTTTTACTTTTTCTTGCGTGCGCGTTAGTGCCTCTTTAGCCTCTTTCAACTCCTGTGGGGTGTCACTTTTTACTTTGGCTTCAGTACCAACTTCAGTACCAACTTCAGTACCAACTTCAGTACCAACTTCAGTACCAACTTCAGTACCAACTTCAGTACCAACTTCAGGGGCAGTAACAACTTCAGGGGTAACAACTTCAGGGCTGTCTATCTTAGCTATTATATTGGTATACCTAGTTTTTATATCCGAGGCACGGGATGGTAGCTTATCCAATCTGCCCTGAACAATGTCTCGCACGCTAGGGGTATACAAAGATTGGTCTAGGAAGCTGTTGAGATCTTTCCATATAGGAGCCTTCTTAGATATACCCGCCTCAATCAATGCCTCTTGCACAGTAACAGGGGTAGGGGTAGCGGTAGCGGTAACAACTTCAGTACCAGTTTCAGGGGCAGTAGTAGTAACAACTTCAGGGGCAGTAGTAACAACTTCAGTATCAGCTTTAGGGGCAGTAGTAACAACTTCAGTACCAGCTTTAGGGGCCGTGCCTGTTAGGAATTTAGCTATTTCCGCATCGCGCACTCTCTCAGCCTGAGAGCGTTTTGTATTTTGCACTGACTCATTAAGAACC